CACCGTAATCTTTTAATTGATTTGTATGTTGTATTAGTAACACTTAAAAAGAATAAGTTTGAGTTATCTAAAGAGAATCGTAAATTTAAATTAAAAGAGTTCTTTGAAACTTATAAACATTGGGTTAGTGGTCATTTAGCTGATACTAAAGCACAATACAATGCTAATGGTAAATCATTATCTACATTTGCTGATCTATATGGTGCTAATACTGCTCCAAAATTTAAACATAGATTATTATTATTAAATGATGAATTTATTCCACTTCTTAAATCAAGTGGTTTAGTTATTGAAAAAGATGTTATTAGAAATGCTCCTGATAAATGGAGAATGTTGTTATGGCAAAAACAAAATGGTGTATGTCCATTAACAAATAACATTATTACTCAAGATGAAGCTGATGATGGTGATGTAACTCACATGGATCATATTATACCTCATTCAAAAGGTGGCAAAACTACTCTTAGTAATATGCAATTAGTATTTGCTGAAGCAAATTTATCAAAGAGTGATAAGTAAACCAGTTGAATAAGTGGCACATGAGAGGGTTTCTATGCCCTCTTTTTGTGTATAATAGTATTATTAAGAATTTAAATTATGCAACTTCGCCCCCATCAACAAATTGGTTTAGATGCACTTGCAAAATATAATAAAGGTCAAGTCATTGTACCAACTGGTGGTGGCAAGACTCTTATTGCTATTATGGATGCTGTAAGAAGATTTGATAGTGGTTTTAAAACTATTGTAGTAGTTGCTCCTCGTATTCTATTAGCAGATCAACTATCCTCAGAGTTTTTAGAACATATTACTAATGCTAGTGTTTTACATGTTCATAGTGGTAAAACTCATCATTATAGTAGCACAAATAGTCATAAGATAAGAGTATGGAATAATAATACTATTGGTCGTAGAATTATATTTACAACATATCATTCACTTCATAGAATACAAGAGTCAGATATTGCTGTTGATACAATATATTTTGATGAAGCACATAATTCAGTTCAGAAGAATTTTATTGAACCAGTAGAACATTTCTCAATGTATGCTGATAGATGTTATTTCTTTACTGCTACACCTAAACATAGTTTAACACCTCATAAGGCAGGTATGAATGATGAGGATATATTTGGTCAGGTTATTTGTAATGTTCCTGCTCCTAAGTTGGTTGAGGAAGGATATATTTTGCCTCCTAAAGTTGTAGTTAAAAAGATAGATGCTATTGATGATAGTAGGTTTAAGTATGAGCATGAGTGTGAGCATGTATTGTCTACTATTGATGATCATAATACAGATAAAATTCTTATCTGTGCCAAGTCTACTAAACAAATAACACAACTTGTATCATTAACTGATTTTGCTGATCAGTTATCTACTCGTGGTTATTCTTACATGTATATTACATCTAAAACTGGTGCTATTATCAATGGTAAGAAAGTAAGTAGAGAAGAGTTCTTCAATGTATTAAATGCTTGGGGTAAGGGTGATGAGAGATTTGTAGTATTACATCATAGTATATTGAGTGAAGGTATTAATGTTAAAGGTCTAGAGACTGTTTTGTTTCTTAGAAATATGGATTATATTGGTATTTCTCAGACAATCGGTAGAGTTATTAGGACAGGCAAAAAAGAAAAGACCTATGGGTTGATTTGTGTGCCTGTTTGTGGTAAGGTAGGTATATCAACTGCTAAAAAGGTTGAGGCAGTAGTTTGTACTGTTTTTGAAAAAGGTGAACCCGCTGTATCTGTGGTTCGTAAATAAATAACAAAGGTTACACATTCATTATGAAAGACCAGAACAGCGTGTCGGATAGGGAAACTTCTTTTGAGAAGTGGGATAGAGCAAAGAGTTTATTTTTGGAGTCATTGTATAAACCTGATAGTGAGTTACGTGCTTGTGCTCACAATCAGAAGTGTTTCAATGAGTTAATGGAAATTAGAGAATGGGCAATAGATCAAATTAAAAATACACAAAACCCAAAAGTGGAGGATTAAATGGATCTAAAGTACAAAAATTATTCTTTGGCACATCTTAGGGATGCAATTAAGGATGCTATAACTTCAGAAGCAACGCCCGAAGAAATTTATGTTACTGTTGTCAGTTCAATAAGGCAAGAAGTTGCCTATCATAATGCCTGTATTAGAACATCAAAAAGACTTCTTGATCTAACGGAGGAGGAAGTTGTTGATGGTGAGAACAGATTTAGGACTGATGAAGAATTATTACAGGAAATCGAAGAGTCAGGTGGTTTTGAGTGGACACCTCAAGTAGTGTCCACTAAGAAGCACGGAAAGGACATGGATGCTCTATAATAAGAATATGGGAAACAAAAACGGTTTCTTTCTAGTCTGACATAAGGGTTTTCTACTTTTAGTGGATGTAAAGTCCCTTTACAGAAGCAGACACATGACCGAAAGAGTAATGCACTGCCCCCGATTTTTGTTTCTCTCACCTATATTATGGAGTTTAAATGGCAACACGTTCTCGAATCGCACTTCAATTAAATACTGAAGCACTTCTTTCAGTGTATCACCATTGGGATGGTTATCCACAGTGGTTAGGTGTTACATTGAATAAGAAATTTAATACTAGAGAAAAGGTTGCTGAATTGATTGATGGTGGAGATATATCTTCTTGTGATTCTGATACTGATTGGGATCTTAATGAAGTAGAATCTCATGTTCAGTATTATAATGACAGAGGAGAAAATACTGAACCACGTTTAGACTTAAACTTTGATGATTATGCTGCTAATGCTAAATCAGGTGAAGAGTTTCTATACGTGTTCACACTTGACCATCAATGGGAATGCTATGAAATATGTCAGAGTTATGATGATGATTATAATGTTACAGACACTAACATAGTACCTAGAACAATACCTGCTGAATTACCAGTAGCATAACTAAAGGGGGCATCTGCCCCCATTGACATTTCACCTATTTTTTGTTATCATGCAGTTTAACGACAGACAACTTATGGATGAACAGGAGAGAATTGAGAACTGTATAGCAAAATGTGAACAATTCTATTGTGATCGTTTAACTGAACTTGTTGATCGTAAAATGATTGATGAGGCTGGTGCTATATTTGAGGAGTTTGTTGTTGAGGGTGAAGAACCTGACGACTGGTTCTTTTTTAAAGTATTAGATGAAAATTCTATTGAGGGATATTACGACTGATGAAAACTGCTCTTATTACTGGTGGTGCTGGATTTATTGCCCATCACCTTATTTCTAGAATATTAAATGAAACTGACTGGAACATTGTTACTCTTGATAGATTAGATTATAGTGGTAATCTTAATCGTCTGAATGATATTTTACAGTATCAATGTACGCCAGAACAAAGGAAAAGAGTAAGAGTAGTTTGGCATGATTTAAAGGCAGAATTAAATCCACTTGTCCGAAAAGAAATCGGCAAAGTGGATTATGTTCTACATCTTGCTGCTGGAAGTCATGTAGATAGAAGTATAGATTATCCAATGGAATTTGTCATGGATAATGTAGTAGGAACTTGTAATATTTTAGACTTCGCTAGATCATTAGATAACATAGAAAGATTCTTATATTTTGGAACAGATGAAGTATTTGGACCTGCTCCTAATGGTATAAAGTATAAAGAAGAAGATAGATATAACTCGACAAATCCGTATAGTGCCAGTAAAGCGGGCGGTGAAGAACTCGCTGTGGCATATGAAAATACATATAATTTACCTGTTTATGTCACCCATACAATGAATGTATTTGGTGAACGACAACATCCTGAGAAATATATTCCTATGTGTATCAGGAGAGCAAGAGATGGTGACGTTATCACAGTTCATAGTGATAAGACTAAAACAGTTGCTGGATCTCGACACTATATACATGCAGATGATGTTGCTTCTGCTGTACTATTCTTATTAAATTACAAAGGCACATTTGCTCCAACTTGGGGCAATGCTAAGTGCCCTAAGTTTAATATAGTTGGTTCAGAAGAACTAAATAATCTAGAACTTGCTCAGATTATAGCGGATGCTCAAGGTAAAGAATTAAAGTACGAGATGGTAGACTTTCACTCTTCCAGACCAGGCCATGACTTACGTTATGCCCTTGATGGTAGTAAAATGAAAGAATTAGGTTGGGAACCTGCTAAATCTGTTCGAGATCGAATTGCTCAAGTAACTAACTGGACGCTCCAAAATGAACGATGGTTATGAACCCGAAGTCAACGATTATGTCGTTTGGGATAAAGGTGAATATGGTAAGGATGAAGGATGGGTATATTTTAAAGGCGATAAAGAAGTAAAGAAAAAAGGATTTCGAGATAATCCAAGATATATTACAATCGAGACTGGCATTAGACCCAAACCAGATTGTGAGTACACTAAAGAAGAACGTCACAAATATATTCATACATTATTATTATGTTATGAATCAAATTGGCATGAATTAAAGTTTATTAAGAGACGTAAAAGTCAATTTGATAATACTATAATATTAGAGGCAGAAAATATAAACGATACTTATAAATCACAAAAATATAGGGATCAGGACTTATACTGAAGAAAATTCAATCAAATGTCAACCGACCATGTGCCACTTCATAAAGTGTCCACAAAGTCACTGCCAAGGTCGCCTGATACCCTATAATAAAGAAGTGGGAGGCAAGGGTGAGCGACCCCAGCGGAAAATGCTCTTTAAATCGAACCTCTTCCACAATCAAATCTTACGGAGAATTTATGCTCACAGCAGTTCCAACTATTGCAGTTTTTCCTGAAGAAAAACTAACTCAATCTCAAAAAGTTGAGAAGTGGACATGGCAATTATGCCGTGCTTTAGAAGAGAATTATGAGCAATATCACAGAAGAATGATAACAAATAATTCAGAAAGATACTCTGGTAATAGAGAAGATCTTTCAGATTATGCGAAGCAACAGTTAGCAGAAATGGACAATGGTACTGCTAAATTAATGAAGTTTCGTATGGAATTTGGCAGAAAGTATATTAAGATTATTCAACAGGATTATGATACTTTTCAGGATAGAAA